GCGGTAGCGGTCTACACCTTCGGGTCGCAGACGGTAACGGCGGGTAACTTCATCCTGACCATGCCGACCAACGATGCGTCAACCGCGCTTCTGCGGATTGCGTGATGAGTCGTGGCAAAAGGGCCGTGGAATACAGGTACATGGGATGACGCGCAATGGGACAGCCTCCCGGTCACCAGCGTCACCGGAACAGGCGGCGTTGGTAGCCTCGGCACCCAGCAAAGCGTCACGCTCACGGGCAACGCTGCAACGGGTGCGACGGGAAGCGTCGGAGCAAGCCTTGAGACGGGCCTTACGGGTGTCAGCGCCGTTGGAGTCGTTGGAGATGAAACCGATTCGGTCGAGGTTGCCCTTTCCGGTGTGGGAGCATCTGGTCAAACAGGTGCTGTTAACCTTCAAGGAGAGGTTGCACTTGCCGGTGTGGAAGCGACCGGAGCAACCGGCACCCTCACCGCCTCCGTCCAACCCATCATCGTCATCGGCGATTCCCACGAAGGCGATAAAAAGCGCAAAAAGCATTGGGAAGAAGAGCAAGAAAAACGCGAGAAGCGCAAGCAAGAGTTAATCTCGGTTTACGAGCAACTGCTTGAGGCACGCCCAGAGATTGCCGAAACGATTGTAGAGCCGCATATAACTGTTAACATCGCACAACCAACAATTAACTGGGACTCCCTGTTAACTGACATTGATAGGGTTGAGCGATTGATGCGAGAGCATCAGGAAATGGACGACGAAGAAGTATTGTTGCTGCTATGAAACGAACTTATGTAATGGTTGACGGTGAGTTTGTCGAGCGCAAGCGTGACGCAAGCGGTCGGCATCACTACATCATGCCGGACATTGCGCCGTACAAGTCGATGATTGACGGGCGCATGATTACCTCCCGTTCGCAGCATCGTCTGCACCTGAAGGCTCACGGCTGCGTCGAGGTTGGCAACGAAGACCCGACAAAGTTCGTCAGCAAGCAAAAACCCAAGAACAATCGAGTGGATGTGCTGCGTCACCAGTTGTCGAGCATGACCCACTCGGATGCAAATAAATTGTTGTCGCGGTTGCGCGATGAAATCCGATTTACCCACGACCCCCACAGGAGACGGTAATGGAACAGGCCCCACAGGCAGAGACGCTCGACCGCAAGGAGTTGCTCGAACAGCAGTTTGAGCAGAGCGATGAAACCCCTTCACAGGGGCGGGATGAACAGGGACGCTTTGCGGGAACGCAAGAGCAACCCGCAGAAGCCGCCGAAGAACCCCTGTGGCGCAAGCCGCCTGCCTCGTGGAAGAAGGAATATCACGAGCATTGGGCAAAGGCTGACCCCAAGATTCAAGAATACGCTTGGCAACGCGAAGAACAGATGAAGCGCGGCGTAGAGCCGTTGCTCTCGAAGGCGCAATTTGCCGATGCGATGAATCAGGCGCTGGAGCCGTACCTGCCGACCATTCAAGGGCTGGGTCTGAAGCCGGAGCAGGCGGTTGCCGCTCTCGCGCAGGCCGACTACACGCTGCGTAACAGCCCCCCGGCGCAGAAGATGCAATACTTGACGCAATTGGCTGCGTCATACGGCATCAACCTTAACCAAGTCATGCAGGGTGGTCAGCAGACCGCCCAACCCTCTATCGACCCGATGGTGTATCAGTTGCAAAACGAACTGAACACCGTCCGTGGCGAGGTCATGGGGTGGAAGCAACAGCAGGAAATGGCTGAAAACCAGACCCTGCTAAACGAAATCAACAGTTTCTCGATGACGGCTGAACACTTTGAGGAAGCGCGTCCGACGATGATTCAATTGCTCCAATCTGGGGTGGCTGAAACGCTGGACGATGCTTACGAAAAGGCAATTAGGCTTGATTCGGATTTGTTTGACAAAGTGCAATCGGCCCGACAGGCAGAGGTTTCACAGCGTCAGGCAACAGAGAAGAACCGTGCGGTAAAAATTGCACGGGCTGCTGCGGTCAGCGTCAGAGGTTCCACACCCGGAACTAACACGGCTCCCAAGGCGCATAGTCGCCGCGCAATGTTGGAAGAAGCGTTTGAAGAATCCAACTCGCGGTTGTAACCAACTGATATAGGAGCATTGAAATGGCTTATGCCAATTCCAGTATCAGCGACATTATCGCTACTAACATTCAGAGCCGTAGCGGTGAACTCGCTGACAACGTGACGAACAACAACGCGTTGCTTCGTCGTTTGAAGGAGCGCGGGAACGTCAAGACGTTCTCGGGCGGTAACGTGATTTTGCAAGAAATCATGTACAACGACACCACCACGAACAACACCAATTCGTACTCTGGGTACGAGGTGCTGAACGTTGGTCAGAACTCGCCCATCTCTGCGGCGCAGTTCAGCATCACGCAGTATGCGTCTGCTGTGTCCATCTCGGGTCTGGAGATGATTCAGAACTCGGGTAAGGAAGCCATCATCGACCTGCTTGACGGTCGTATGGAGGTTGCCGAGGCGCAACTGGCGAACCGCATCAGCGGTGACCTGTACGGTGACGGAACCGGCAACGCGGGTAAGAACCTCACGGGTCTTGCTGCCGCTGTGCCGGATAGCCCGTCAAGCGGCACCTACGGCGGCATCAACCGTGCGGCGTGGCCGTTCTGGCGTTCGGTTGCCTTCTCGGCGACTGGCGACGGCACGGGCGCTGTGACCAGCAGCAACATCCAAGGTTACATGGATGCGGTTGCGGTGCAGTTGATTCGCGGTACCGACAAGCCTGACCTCATCGTTGCCGACAACAACTACTACAAGTTCTACTTGCAGTCGTTGCAGGCTATCCAGCGCATCACGGACTCCGGTTCGGGCATGGCTGGTGCTGGCTTTGCCTCGCTGAAGTATTTCGGCGCTGGCATGGCCTCGGATGTGGTGCTCGATGGTGGTATTGGTTCGTCGTCGTATAACGGCGGCGTTGGCAATGCCAACCACATGTGGTTCCTCAACACCAAGTACCTGATGTTCCGCCCCCACAAGGACAGAAACTTTGTCCCGATTGGCGGCGACCGTCAGGCTGTCAACCAAGACGCTATCGTGAAACTGATTGGCTGGGCCGGTAACCTTACCTCGTCCGGCCCGCAGTTCTGCGGCGTGTTGATTAACTGATAGGGGATACGAAAATGACTGTTATTGTTAACGGGTTTGCGTACCCTGCTCTCGGTAATACCGACTCGACCGCTGCCATTAATACCGGCACGGTCGTGACGCTCGATGATGGTGGTTTGGCGGTGTATGTGCAGGCGGCTTCGGCTATCTCGCAGTACAACGCTGTCTGCATCCCTGCATCCAATGTCGTAACCAACGCGACGACGGCGCGTGTTGCTGATACCAAGCGTATCGGCTTCGCGCAGGTGTCGATTGCGTCCGGCTACTACGGCTGGGTGCAGTTGGGCGGCAAGGTGCGGGTGAATGTGTCGGCTTCCTGCCTCCCGGCGGTTGCCCTCTACACCACCAGCACCGAAGGCCGGTTGGATGATGCCACCGTGTCGGGCGCTCTGGTCGCTGGCGTGGTCACGGAAGTGACCGCCTCGGCTACCTCGGCTATGACTGCGGTTGCAGCGTTCACCATGGTTATCCCGGTTCCGTCTAACGCGACCCCGTAACCATGCAAAAACTGGAACTCACGGTGCAGGCGGCTGGCAAACCGGAGGAACTCTGTTCCAACATCCGCTCGTCGCTTGCCCGTGGGTTGCCAGAGTTGGCCCCCGCTCTCTGCACCCACGATGGAACATTCGTGTGTGTAGCGAGTGGGTGGTCAATGCCTAGTTTCGTAGAGGACATTCGGGCGCAGCGACAGGCCGGTCGCCCGATTGTCGCTGTAAAGGCCGCACACGATTTTTTGTGCGAGAACGGCATAGAGCCTGACCTGTGGCTTAACCTCGACCCCCGTGACCGCACAAGCGGTATACAGCGCCATAACGCGCACACCACCTACCTCGTTGCCTCCCGCTGCCCCCCGGTCACCTTCGACACGCTGAAAGAGCGCAAAGTCGTCCTGTGGCACTCATGGGCTGAAGGGCCGGAGATGAAGGCGCTGGGCGCTGGCAAGTTAGCGGTCGGCGGCGGCACCACCTCGGGGATGCGTGCCATCAACATCGGGTACCTGCTGGGCTTTCGCAACTTTGTTTTGTACGGATACGACAGTTGCAATCGGGCTGACGGCATCAAGCGGTTTACCGGCGAGATGACCGGCCCGACGATGGATGTGTATGTGGGCGCAGAAAAGCGCAAGTTCACCTGCAATGCTGCGATGGCGCAGCAGGCAAACGAGTTTCAGATGATTTATTCCGTGATGCCAGAAATCACGGTTGAGGCCAAGGGGCCGGGGTTGATTGCCGCCATCATCGAAGAGCGCCGCAAGATGGCGTTGGCTGCTTGAGATGGCGATACCCTCACGGGTGCTGGGCGCAGGCGTAGACAGCCTCAAGACCGTCTCCATCTGCGGCGACGGCACCAGTACAGCGACCGCTGCTGGAACCTCGGCAGGCAATGCCCTGCAATTGACCTATGTTTACACCAATGTAGATAGCGCGGCGGTTGGCACGGGCGTAAGGCTTCCCCCGACGGAAATGGGCGAAACCGTCATCGTCAAGAACAGCACCGCTAACCCCATCACGGTGTACCCGTATGACGCGGGTAGCAGCATTGATAACGCAGGCTCTGGCACGATTAACGCTGACTGCTCGGCTATGTTCTTTGCCGTCAGCAACACGCTCTGGGAAGAGTTGCAGGGCTTTGGGCGGTCTGTTCCTATTCTGCATTACGGGGCGTTTTCCGACACCACCACGCAGGTTGCTGCGTCGATTGATGTTGCCTACGGCATGGTGTTTAACACCACCGACAGCAGCAACGGGGTGTCTATCGGGTCGCCTACCTCACGGCTCGTTGTGGCTAATCAGGGTGTCTACAATGTGCAATTCTCGGCGCAATTGGATAAGACCTCTGGCGGTACTGGCAACATCTACATTTGGCTTCGCAAGAACGGAACCAATGTCCCAAACACAGCAACTACAATTGCTATTCAAGGCACCGCAGCCAGAACGGTAGCGGCGTGGAACTTCATAATTCAATTGGAATCCACGCACTATGTAGAATTGATGTGGGCAACAGACGATACCAGCGTTAGAATCCTCGCAGCCAGCGCCACAAGTGTCTGGCCTGCAATTCCTTCGGTCATTGCGACCTTAACACAGGTCAACAACCTGTGATTTCTTCCCTCACCTCCCCACAGGAGTAAACGACGATGCCTCTAGATAGCGACATTTTCAACGCGGACGAGCAACTCCAAGTCGAGTTTTACATCGCAAAGGATGTAGACCCGAAGTGGGACGGCAAGCCGTTTGTGCGTATCAACATTCCCGGCGACAAGACAACCATCATCGAACAGCCGATGAATGAAGACCACAAAAAGCGGTTCCCGCGTCAGTATCTCTATTTCCAGATGAAGCAAAACGAGCAGGATGCCCCCGCAATTGGCACCTCGCTTGATGTCTGGTTTACCGATGGCAACGGCGACATTACCCGTGGACACATTGAGGAACTTCGCATCTTGAAGTTCCAGACCGTAGAGCAGATTGCCAACGCATCCGATTCGCAGTTGCAGCGCATTGGCATGGGTGGCCCCGGTTTGCGTGAGAAGGCAAAGGCGTTTCTTGCAAAGCGGAATCGCTCGGAAACCGAAAACCAATTGGACGACACCAAAAAACAACTGGCAGAACTTCAGGCGCAGATGGCAGCGTTGATGACGCGCAAGGCTGGTCGCCCGAAGAAGGAACCCGTTGCGGAGAGTTAACGAATGAGCACCACAACCATGTTGGCGTTGGTTCAGCAGGTCACCGCTGAACTGGGTTTACCGATACCGGCTACTGTGGCGGGTAACCCCAATCAGGATGTGGTGCAGATTCTTGCCCTGATGAACGCCTCGGGGTACGAGTTGATGCGGCGTGCTGACTGGCGCGAACTGACCAAGCAGCACACCTTCTACACCGAGGCCATCAGCACCACGGGTACATGGACGACCTCGGCATATACCATTACCGGCATCCCCGATACCTCGCTCATCGACTCGACCTATCAGGTGCAGGGCGTTGGCATCCCCAATGCCACCTATGTGACGGGCGTGCTGTCTCCCTCGGCTGTCTCCATCAACTACGAGCCAACAGAGGCGCAGGTCAACGGCGGTCTGGTGTTCCAAAAGGTCAAGTACGGCCTGCCCTCGGACTACTACAGCAGCGTCAACCGCACGCATTGGGACAAGAGCAAGCGTTGGGAAATGCTCGGCCCAGAGTCGCCGCAACAATGGGAATGGCTGCTCTCGGGCTACATCTCGACCGGCCCCCGTATCCGTTACCGCTTGCTCGGCAAATACTTCCAGATTTGGCCCGGAATGAACGCTGGCGAGTTGCTTGGCTTTGAGTACCGCAGCAACGCATGGGCAGAAAGCGTTGCGGGTGCTGCCAAGACTTCGATGACGGCAGACAACGACACCTGCATCTATCCCGACCGTGTGATGGTGCTGTCTACCAAACTCAAGTATTTCGAGGCAAAGGGCTTTGATACGACCGCCATCTTCCGCGACTACCTCGCTGAACTTGAGACGGCTGTCGCACAAGATACGGGTGCTGCCAACCTCTCGTTTGCCCCGCGTCCCGGTACGGTTCTTATCGGCTACGACAACATCCCTGACAGCGGCTACGGGTACGAAAACTGATGGCTGTTTCTCGTCGCCTTGTCCAACGCTCTGCGGCAAATGTCGCAAGCCTGCCGTCGCCCGTGGGCGGTTGGAACGCTCGGGATTCTCTCGCCAACATGGCACCCACGGATGCCGTGCAGTTGGACAACTACTTCCCCGGCGTATCCAATGTTGTCTTGCGCGGCGGCTATGTTAAGCACGCCACGGGGTTTCCCGACGATGTAGAAACCCTGATGACCTACAGCGGGGGCACCTCTGACCAGTTGTGGGCGGTGTCGGATGGCAAGTTCTACAACGCTACATCTGCGGGTGCTATTGGCGCGGCGGCGGTCAGCGGACTGACCAACTCCAAGTGGGAATACACCAATGTCACGACCGCAGGCGGCAACTACCTGTATGCCGCTAACGGTGTCAACACGCCGTATCTTTACAACGGCACCACTTGGACAAGCATTACGGGTTCATCCTCGCCTGCCATTACGGGCGTTACGACCACTACGCTCAACTCTCCGACGCTTTTCAAGAACCGTGTGTGGTTCATCCAGAAGGACACGCTGAAGGCATGGTACCTGCCAACCTCTAGCGTTGGCGGCGCGGCACAGGTTCTCGACCTGTCATCCATTGCGCGTCTGGGCGGCGTGTTGGTGTCGATGGCCTCGTGGACAATTGACGCTGGTTACGGCGTGGATGACAACCTTGTATTTGTCACCGACAAGGGCGAGGTCATTGTCTACCGTGGCACCGACCCCTCATCTGCGTCCACATGGGCGCTGATTGGCGTGTGGATTATAGGTGCGCCTATCGGCACCCGCTCCCTGATGAAGTACGGCGGCGACCTTTTGGTGCTGACGCTTGACGGGTTGATTCCAATGGCCTCGGCGCTTCAATCCTCGCGGCTCGACCCCAACATCGCGCTATCGGACAAGATACAGGGTGCGTTTGCGGCGGCTGCTGCGGCATATAGAGACAACTTCGGGTGGTGCATGTTGTACAACCCGAAGAACAACGCCCTAATCGTCAATGTCCCTGTGCGTGAAGGCGCACAAGAACAGTTTGTGATGAACAACATTACGAAGGCGTGGTGCAGGTTTACAAACTGGAACGCTTTTCACTTTGGGTTGCTTGACGACACTCCGTACTTTGGCGCTGCAACTTTCGTGGCAAAGGCTTGGACAACGGGTAGCACCGGCTACATTGATGACACAAGCAACATAAACGGCAAGATTCTTCAAGCCTTTAACTACTTTGAGACTCGTGGCGTACAGAAGATTTTCACACGCGCACGGCCTAGCATTTTCAGCAACGGCACACCGTCTGTGCGGGTTGGCATCAATGTTGATTTCAACATTTCAGACAATGTGGCCCCAATATCGTTTTCTACTCCGTTGACTGCCCTTTGGGACAGCGCGTTGTGGGATACGGCTGTGTGGGGTTCTGACCTCGAGATTCAAAACAACTGGCAGGGCGTTACCGGCGTTGGCTACTGCGGGTCAGTACAGTTTCAGAGCAGCAGCAACAAGTTAGCGATTCAATGGGCCTCAACTGATGTGGTGTATCAACTCGGATGGGCTGGCATATAACAAGCGGCCCCGAGGTGGGCGAATGGGTCTGTGGGCATACGGGCGGCGGGTATCACGCTGAACGCTCTAACGCCATCGGATTGCGCAAGGGAGAGAACATTGTCGGCGGCGTGGTTTACGAGAACTGGAACGGGCGCAGCGTGGTTTGCCACATCGCCATCTCTGACCGCTTAACCCCCGCTTACATTGCAGCCATGTTTGACTATCCTTTCAATGTCTGCGGGGTTGACAAAATCATCGCCCCCGTGGGCAGTAAAAACGCGAAAGCCATCAGGCTTGTGCGTAAAATGGGTTTCACCGAGGAAGCGCGTCTAAAGGATGCCGACACCGACGGTGATATTGTTTTCCTGACCATGACACGCGAGGCGTGTCGTTATTTAGGACACCGTTATGGGAAAAAAATCACCGGCACCGCCGCCAGCGCCTGATTACGCAGGTGCAGCGCAACAACAGGGCATTGCCAACCTAGAGGCGGCACGCCTTACTGCGCGGCTTTCTAACCCTAATGTCATTACCCCGCTTGGTGGTCAGCGTGTGACCTACGGGCGACCGCAATTTAACCGCGCTGCGTATGACGCGGCGATGGCTAACTATCGTGCGCGTAACCCGCAGGCACCGGCTACCGGCGCACCGCAGGGCGCACCCTCAACCGTTGGCGTTGGTGGCGGTGCTGCCATGCCCACAACGGGCGGCGGTGGCGTGCAGATGGGCGGTGGCGGTATGTATGGCGGCGGCGTTGACCTCGGCGTTACGCCCGAACCTACGGCATCAAAGGCTGACGGTATGCCTGCTGCGCGGCGCGAGGCTCTGGGAATGGGCGATGACCGCGCATACACGCAGGGCGGTCGAGCCGATTTCACCACGCTCCCTACCGGAGCGCAGGTTCCTACTGCGATGCTTATTGGCGGCGGTCGCTTTGATGCGTCCGGCATGGGGCCGGGACAGACGCAACGGTTTAATCAGGGCTACGGCGGCGGGGAGTATCTGGGCGATGTGATGCCCACCCGCGAGATGTTCACCGAAATGGTGGACTTGGACACCCCGACGATTGAGCAGTACCTGACCCCCGAGGCGCAGGCGACCCTCAAGGCGCAGCAGCGGGTGGAGTTGGCGCTTTCCGGCCTTGGTGAAAAGGCCATTGAGAATGTGCAAAAAATTTACGGCACGGATTTCACCCCGCAGGGGCTTCCGGCGCAGCAGTTCCAATTTGGCGGTTATGGCAACCTGCCGACCCTTCCCGAGTTGCAGGGTCGCGCACGCTCTGATGTGTCGGCGCTGCCGGTTAACTTCGGCCCCACGGCAGGACAGTACGGAATGGCTGCGGGTGGCCCACAAGGGTTAAACCTCGAAGGGTTCGACGCTTCTGGGTTGGGCATGGCAGCAGGTGGGCCAAGCGGGGGCGCGTTTGGTGCAGCGCAAGGCGGCGTAGGCGCTCCGTCGCTTCGAGGCCAATATGACCTGACAGGCGTGGGCGATGTTGCCCGAGCGCCGGGGGCTGCTGCGATGGCGCAGGGCGGGCCTATGGCTCCGGGGTTGCAAGGGCAGTTGGACACCTCGCAACTTGCCGCAATGCCGGTAAACGCTGGCATGACGGCGCAACAGGCCATCATGTCGCGCCTCGACCCGCAGTTGCAGCGCCAACGGTCGCAACTTGAGACACAGTTGGCGAATCAGGGCTTGGTGCGTGGCGGCGAGGCGTATGGCGCTGCCATCACCGAGCAACAACAGCAAGAAAACGACCTGCGAACGCAGGCCGCGCTACAGGGCATTAGCCTTGATATGGCGGCACGCCAGCAGGGGTTAGGTGAGGCACAGACCCTTGGCGGCTTTGCCAACCAAGCGGCTCTGGCGGGGTTTGGCGCGGGTCAACAGGCTACCGCAGCGCAAAACGCAGCAGCGCAGCAAAATTTCCAGAACGAATTGGCTAGGCAGGCTGCTGCAAACCAAGCGCAACAGCAAGCGTTTGGGCAACGGGCGCAGGCCGGTCAGTTTGGCAACGAGGCGCAATTGGCGGCGTTCCAAGCGGCGATGCAGAATCAGGCTGCGGGTAATCAGGCCATCGGGCAAAACTTCGGTCAGGCGCAAGCCGCGCAGGCAATGGCAAATCAAGCGCAGCAGCAGAACTTCCAGCAGCGCATGGCGGCGGGTGAGTTTGGGCGGCAGGCTCAATTGTCGTCGTTCCAGACGCAGCAAGCGGCTCAAGACGCGGCTAACCGTGCCATCGCGCAGAACTTCCAACAGGGCTTGGGCGCGGCGGGTGCGTACAACGCTGCTGCCGGTCAGCAGTTTGGGCAGGAGATGGACATTGCTGGGTTGTATAACGCCTCGCTTGCCCAGAACCAACAGGCGGCATTGCAGCAAGCACAGGCACAAGCGGCGCTCCAAGCGCAGGGCTTCAACCAAGCGCAGGCGGCGGCAAACTTCCAGAACGCCCAGCGTCAGGCAGCGTTGCAAGAGCAGTTGGCGCTTCGGGCGCTCCCGCTTAACGAGGTCGCAGCCATCATGGGCGGCGCACAGGTGCAGATGCCGCAGTTCCAAGCCTATCAGGGCGCAGAGGTTGGGGCGGCTCCCATCTTCGGAGCGCAACAAGCGGCTGGTAACTTCGCGCAACAAAACTACCAGAATCAGATTGCACGCCAAAACGCGCAGATGGGGCTGTACGGTAGCCTTGCTGGCATGGCTGGAACGGCTCTTGGTGGGCCGTTGGGTGGCGCAATTGGCAAGAGTATGTTTGGAGGTTAACCGATGAGAACCCCATACCAGACCTTTAACGCTCCCCCCATGATGAACGGCGGTCGCGGTCAGCGCATGGCGCGTATGCTCCAGATGCAGGGCCAGAGCCAGCAGGTGAGCAACAACGCAGGGGCGCAGAGTGATATGCAATATTCGCCCCCGCAGAACGCTGCGGACATCAACCGTGCGCCGCGTCAGTTCCTGCGGCAGTATCCGAAAATGCCGAAGTCGCCGGGGATGACCAACCCGCAGGGTGGCCCTGACCGGGGAGGATTTGAATATGGCGGTTAAAACAGTCTCAACCTTTGCGCTCCCAGACGAATACCAGCGGCAAGCCTCCGAGGCACGCCGTCGTCGCCGTATGGCAGAGATGTTGGCGCAGCAGGCGTACCAGCCGGGGGACATCCAGAACGCCCCCATTCCTCGCGGAGCGCCCTTGGTGCAGGGTTTACAGGCGTTCCTGACCGCCCGTGCAGCACGCAAGGCAGATGAGGCTGAAGAAGGCGCAATGAAGGCGCAAACCCGTGAGGCACGGGATTTCCTTCGTGCGTTGACCGAGCCTGCCAAAACGATGACGATTGGCGAAGCCGCAATGCAAGACATTGCACAAGCGGGAACGCCGGAACTGGTAGACGGTCGGTTGGAATACCGCAAGACCGCTATGCCTGCCCCAACTCCCGAAATGGTTCCGCAAGCAGGCCCACAAGTGCGCTTGGGGCGCAGACCGGAAGACGACCAAGTGTATATGCCAACCGCAACGGGTCGAGAAACTGACCCGCAACGCATGGCTGCAATGCTTGCCAATCCTCAATACAAGGCTGAATTTACGCCCGAACAAAAGCGTGCGCTTGCCCTTGAGGGCGTGTTGACCAGTCAAAACCCGCTTGTGCAGAAAATTGGGCAGATGCAGTACGCGGCGATGCAGCCGAAGCAACTTGAGGTTGGCGCAATTGACCCGGGCGATTACACGCCGGAAAGTTTTACGAATTATCTAAACACAGGCAACTTTGGCGTGTTGAAGATGCGCGACCAGCCAACTGCCGCTCCAAAAACCGCCGCGCAAGACACATTGCAATGGAATCCTAAAACGCAAAAATGGGAAGATATTCCGGGAGCAGTTTCTCGCATAAGAGACATTGCTGAAGCAAGGCGCATCGTAGTCAACACAGGCGGCGGCGCTAGTAACGAACCATTGGAAAGAGTTGAGGGGCCGGATGGAAAACCAGTCCTTGTAAGACGTTCTGAAGCGGTTGGTAAAACGCCAGCACCAGCACCAAGTGAAAAACCAAAAATGCCGGGAAGTGTTGCAACCAATATTGCAGCACTTCAAACCAAATCAAAACAATTTGCCGCAGGTGTTCAAAGGGCTAATTATTTCCGCAATCTTATTGAAAACGATAATTTGCCATTAAATATTTCATCTGGCATTCAATATTCTATACAACGAGCAACAGACCCAGAAGGAATTGCAAGAGATTCAAAAGGCAACAAACCTCCTTATGTTCTGTATTCAGAACTCAACAGATTTGTCACGGAACAAGTCAATACAATTTTGCAACTTGCAAAAGGAACGCAAACGGAAGGCGATGCTCTTCGCGCTCAAAAACAAATTCTTGATAATCCAAACAACAAAGCGATTGTTTTGTCTGCTCTTGAAGATTTGCAACGCAGTTTTACCAATGCTCAACAATTTGCAAATGAAGAAGCAGAGTTTTTGTTAAATAGATATGAAGGTTCAGATAAAGTTGAAGAGGTTGACTACTAATGCCGTACACAATTCGCACAAAAGACGGCATTGAAATTCCTAATGTCCCAGACAATGTTGACAAAAATTCACCACAAGCCAGAGCATTAGTGCAGGCTGAACGGGTAAAAAGAGCGTCTGTTGTTGCTCCTGTTACAACGCCTAGTACGCCGTCCGTAACACAACCTGAAGAGTCAGGGCTTGCGCGTGGGCTTGGCCTTGTTGGTCGCGCAGTTGCTCCGTATGCCGCCGCAGCCGGGGCAGGTGCTGCGGCAGGCGCTCCATTTGCCGGGGTTGGCGCAATCCCCGGCGCCATTGCTGGTGTTGGCGCATATGGCCTTGCTCAACTGGCTGATGCGTTGGCAATGGGCGGAGAAGGGCAGCAAGCGGTTGAACGCGGACTGACTGCGGTAGGGTTTCCCGAGCCGCAAACGGCTACTGAAAATATCGGTATCGCAGGCATTCGTGGTGCGCTTGGCGCGGGAGGCACAGCGGCAACTGCTGCGAATGTTTCGCGGGGTATGGAATTAGCGCGAATGTTGCAAGGAACTCCTGCAACAACAACGCAGCGGGTAACGCAGGCGCTTGGCGCTCGTCCTGACGTGCAAGCAATTTCAGGCGGCACAGGCGCGGTTACCGCGCAAGGAGCGCGTGAACTAGGATTGCCTGAACCCGTAGCAATAACCGCCGGTGTTGTTGGTGGCATGGCTCCGTATACATCGGTTGGCGGGATGCAACGCTCGGCAGAAGATGTAGCAACCGCTGCGCGCGATACGGCAACTGCGGTACGCAATAGGGGAACGCAACCCCAACGTCCCCGCGCTACGCCTACTGCGCCTACCGCTCCAATGCCGCCAAACGAAATACGGCGTGGCAATGTTCAACGATTAGAGAATGAAGGCATACCAATTTCGCCGGGTCAACGGTCGGGTGCGCCGTTGACTCAAACGATGGAAAGCACAATGGCTTATCTGCCGGGGTCAACTGGGCAGACTGCTAGGTTTCAAGATTTGCAGCAACGCGCATATACAAGAGCATTGTTGCGCCGCGCTGGTATTGATAGCGATGTTGCTTCGCAAGAAGTGCTGCGCGAAGGAAGAAATCGTTTTAACCAAGCATATGATTACCTAGAACAGAACACTAGTTTGATGGGTGGAAGTGAACCGTTGTTCAACCGATTGGCGCAAGTTGAAAGTCAATATGGTCAAGGGTTCAGCGACCAGATGAAGCGCACTTTTCGAACAATGCGCGATGATTTGCTTAATTGGGCAGCAGGCACGCCTCGTCAGGGTCAAACTTACCAACGGATGCAAGAGGAATTAAGCAGCGAAATAAGCAAGGCTGGTCGTAGTGATGCCCCCGGTTCAGAGCGGTATCAACAAGCGTTGCTTGGTTTGCGTAGAGGGTTAACAGATTTGATGGAAGAAAACACGCCGCCTGAAATTGCACAGCAATGGCGTCGCGTTAACCGTGAGTACGCCATTTTCAAAACGATTGAAGAGGCAATGCTTGACCCCGCGCAAAGAACTATAAATTCTGGGTTTGTTAATCCTAGAGTAATTGCGCGAGAACAAAAATTGCAGTTGCCGGACGAGTGGACACGCGGCGACCCGGATGTAGACAGTTTTACTAATTTGGTCAAAGCGGGCGCGGGCATCATTCCTGACCCCATTCCAAACAGCGGCACGGCGCAAAGGATGTTTGCACAGGACTTGCTTACGGGCGGTCGAGAAATGTTTGGTCTTGGCGGCGGTGACCCATTGCAGCGCGTATCGCAAGCCGTAAGAGGCGGCGTTGGCACAACGGCGTCGGTTGGATTTATGGACCCGGTGCTTGGCGTTGCAATTCCTAACATTGTGTCTCGTTCTTGGTTCAGGCAACCTCAACAACGTGGGCCGGTGGCAATTCCTGCCGCGACAGAATCGACAAAACAAAGGCAAAAATCGCGTAGAGAGCGGTTGGCTGAAATGATGCAAAGGAGCAATTAACATGTCTTTCAATGGCTCGGGTACATTCCTTATCAACACGGCAGGCCAGCCTGTAGTCGCTGGCACCGTCATCTCGTCCACGGCGTTTAACGCCCTGACGGCTGACCTTGCCACCGGCCTTTCGACCGCCATCACGAAGGACGGTCAGACGACGGTCACCGCCAACATCCCGATGTCCACCTACAAGTTCACGGGGCTTGGGGTAGGCTCTGCCGCCACGGACTCTGCGAACTTGTCGCAGGTGCAATCTACGGTCACCAAACTGCTTACGAGCGTCTCTGGGGCTGACACCATCACGGCTGTGGGTGCGCCTGTGGTTGCCGCCTACGCTGCCGGACAGATGTTCTATTTCGTCGCCACGGGCGATAACACGGGCGCGGTGACGCTTAACATCGACTCGCTGGGTGCAAAGGCTGTGACCCGTGACGGGTCTGTGGCCCTTGCTGCGGGTGACATCAAGAGCGGTGAGGTAGTGGTAGTCGTCTATGACGGCACGCGCTTCCAAGTCGTCTCGCAGTTGAACAGCGCCGGTAACGCGACCTTTGCCAATGTGTCCATCACCTCGGCGCTCAATGTCGGCGGCGTAGCCACCTTCTCGGCAGGCACTGCCGCAGCGCCGTCTATCACCACGACCGGCGACACCAACACCGGCATCTTCTTCCCCGCCGCAGACACGATTGCCTTCACGGAGGGCGGCGTTGAGGCGATGCGGATTGACTCGTCAGGTCAAGTTGGCATCGGGACGAGTTCGCCTGCGTACAAGTTGGATGTGCGTGGTTCAGGAAACATTATTTCTTGGTCAGATGGCACGACACCCGGCGTTCTTTATTCAGCCGCTAGTTATTTTGGATTAACAAACTCAGCACAAACAAACGGGTTTTTTGTAAATCCATCTGGGGCTTTCTGCACTATTGCTACAGGCGGTTCAGAGCGCGCCCGTATCGACTCCTCCGGCAACCTCGGCATCGGGACGAGTTCGCCTACAGAAAAACTCCATGTTGCAGGCGCATTGCGTGTTACAGGCGCACAGACAACAGCAGGAACTGGTGTTTACCTTGACCAGACTTCTGGCACGGGCGGCGTATCTGTCTACGGCCCTGATAACTCAACGCAAGGCACATTTCGTATCTATACGGCTACAGCCAACGGGGGTACTGGTAGCACAAAACTAACCCTTGACACCTCCGGCAACCTCGGTCTGGGCGTAACGCCGTCGGCGTGGAGTTCCAGTTTTGGAATTAAGGCTTTTGACATTTCAGGCGGGGCTGTTTACGGCTCAAGCAGTGATGTCAACATGGTGTGGAACGGCGTGTACAACACCAGCAATCAATGGGCATACAAAGCCAGCGCAACGGCGAATTTATATACCCAAGATGGCGCTCACAAGTGGTTTTCAGCAGCCTCCGGCACCGCAGGCAACGCCATCTCGTTCACGCAGGCGATGACGCTGGATGCGAGTGCGAATTTGTCTGTCGGAACTACCGCAGTAACGACTGCTGGGGCTGGCTACCAAGCGTTTACAATCAACGGAGCAAACGGTTCAAACATTGCTCTTAATGGCGGCGCTACAAACATTGGATTAATTTACGCTGCTACTGGAAACAGTAACTTATACATTGGAAACCAGACAGCAAGCGGCAACTTAATTTTTAACGCTGGCTCTGGCACCGAACGCGCCAGAATAACGGCGGCGGGTGATTTGCTGGTTGGGACGACAAGCACATTAAACAGTAACGTTGGTTTAAGTGTTCAGGGAAGCCAAACAAATGGAGGCGCTGGAGTTATAACTGCGTACAACTCCGCAGCAGCAAGCGCAGACAATTCTCCGCCTTTGGTTGTCATGAAGGCCATGACCACCACTACATCAGCGGCTCGCTTTGTTCAGTTTTATGCGAACGACACGGCTCAGGCAATGGGCGGAATCGTAGGCAATGGCGCGACCAACGTGCAGTTTGCAACCATTTCGGATTGTCGCAACAAGACAAACATAGAGGAAATTGCTGGGTCGCTAGATAAGGTTCTGGCTTTGAAGCCGGTGAGTTTTGATTGGGTAGCCAATGGGGAACACGTCAAGGCCGGTTTTGTTGCTCAAGATGTTGAAGAAATATTTCCAGAATTTGTTGTTGAAAACATGGCAGACGAAGGGGCAGAGGCGCGTAAAGGTCTGACCGGAGGAATGACAGGGGGAATCATTGCTCACTTGGTCAAAGCCATCCAAGAGCAGCAAGCAATGATTAAATCACTTGAGGCGAAAGTCGCCGCATTGGAGAGCAAATAAATGTCTACTGTAATCACTTGGAACATCTCGCAACTCGACTGCCTCCCGCAGTCTGCTGAAGGCGCTGACTATGTAGTTAACGCCCATTGGCAATGCACGGGCGTGGATGGCGCTTACACGGGGCAGGTCTACTCGACCACCTCGTTTGCCGTCGTAGAAGGCACCTCCTTCACCCCCTACGCTGACCTCACGCTCGACCAAGTGCTTGGCTGGGTCTGGGCCAACGGCGTGGACAAGGACGCTACAGAGGCTGCGGTGGAGGGGCAGATTGAGGCCCAGAAGAACCCGCCGGTCGTCTCGCCGCCGCTGCCGTGGGTGACTCCGTGATTAACCTCACGCTGACCACGGAAGAGGTCAACGCCATCCTGCAAGTGCTGGGTCAACTGCCCACCTCTTCGGGTGCGTGGCCCCTTGTAGTCAAAATCAAGGAGCAGGCAGAGCCGCAGGTCGTGAAGGACGGGGAGCCGTGACCACAGTACAAGACCTTGAGGTGACTGTAACGAGTCACATCGATGTGTGCGCGGTGCGCTACGAAGCCATCCATGCGCGGCTAAAGCGTTTGGAGAGCCTGCTTATGCAGGTTGGCGGGGCGATTATCGTCATTCTGCTGACCGCGTTTGGCACGGTGACGATGATGTGGCTGGAGTCCATTAAGTGATACCTGCCGCAATCCAAGCCATCCTAACGCCGCTTCTGGGCAACGGACTTAACCTTGTTGCTAACGCTGTGCTGGCAAAGGGCAAGGACTTCGTAGAGAAGAAATTGGGCGTGGAACTCAAGCCCGATATGTCCAGCGAGGATTTGGCGCGGGTGCAGATTGCCCAAATGGAGCATGAAGAGGAACTGCTTAAGTTGCGTCTGGAAGAAGACAAACTTGACCTTGCTGAACTTGAGATGCGCCTGAAGGACACCAACGATGCGCGGGTGCGCGAGACGCAGATTGTCACCTCCGACAAAACACCGCTGCTAAACAAACTCATCACGCCGATTCTGGCGCTTGGTTTGCTTGGCATCACCTTCACGCTCTTTGGCATCGTGCTGTTCCAAGCAAGTCCGATTGACCCTAGCCGCAAGGACATCCTCATCTACATCTTGGGCGTGCTGTCTGCGGTCGCTACGCAGGTTGTCTCGTACTACTTTGGTTCCAGCCAGTCGAGCAAGGACAAGACCGACGCACTTAAGGAGGCCATCAAGTGAGTCTCGTAGCAGAACAGGCGGCGTTCCTGCTGGATGTCGCCAAACTCGTTAACAAAGCGACTGAACTGGGCTTTGTCGTCACGGGTGGTGAACTTGCCCGTACCCCGGAACAGCAGGCCATCTATGTAAAGACTGGTCGCTCCAAGACGATGAACAGCATCCACCTCAAGCGGTGCGCCATCGACTTGAATTTCTTCCGCGACGGCAAGTTGACCTACGACATCCCGGCTCTTACGCCGGTTGGTGAGTATTGGCAGAGCCTTAACCCCAAGAACCAATGGGGCGGGTTCTGGAAGTCGTTCAAGGATGTCCCGCACTTCGAACGCAGGGTGTGATGGCGAGGGTGGATTCGAACCACCGTTAGCGGAGTCAAAGTCCGCTGTCCTGCCGCTAGACGACTCGCCAGCCGTTTACCAAGTATCCCGATAGCCTCGGCTGCACGCCCAGTTAGGTTTTGGCACGCGGCTCCATTCGTGGTGTCTGCGTGCCTTTAGGTTGCGGAACCAGTTGACGAACCATCTGACCATAGTGCCTCCACGCTGTAGGACTGTGACGGTGATTTCCAATCTCGCGGCGGGTCGCCCGACAGGTGGCTCGGGTCAACCCAATGCAGTTTGTTGTTGGGGTAAGCGATGAGCGGCCCAGCCTCCAGCCGGACAATGTGGTGGTCTTTGCTCTGGTCGCTGACCTCCGACCAGCCCCCGTTGTGCCAGAAGATGCTGAACAGGTAGACCCCCGGCCTCCACACTCCGTCCCTGCCTCTTGCGCGGACGCGGTGACCCCGCAGGAATTCCATCTCCCGCACCTCGGCGTGGCGGCTAAAGGAGTCCCACCAGCAGGCGAGTTCTAAAGCCATTGGAGGGCATGGCTTCGACACAAGGGCATGGATAGGCACCCTCGCCCATTGCGCCCCACAGGCCGCCATAACGCTAAACATGGGTACCCGTGCAGGTTCAGCGCGAAACCCGAAGATGGTGCAGGGGGTAAACTCCCCGCTGCCCGTCTGGTGGTCATATAGGAATTCGTTGCGGATGTACGCCGGGGTGTACGGCGTGTCTACCATGAAGGTCACAGTAGTCCCTCTCGGTTAAGTTGTGCGAGGGTTCGCGCCATGCCTTCGAGATGCAGCAGACGCACATAGTCCCGGTCAAGGTCGGTATGCGCTCGACGGTCGATAGCATCGTGGCACGCGCTACAGGCCCATGCGCCAAGGATGTCGGGCGACTTCATGCCAATCCCAGATACCCCGGCAAGCCGGTAGTGCGCCAGCACGGTTGTCTCGGAGTTGTGGTTGCAGACCTCGGGGATACGCACCATGCAGCCTCGCCCTCGGGCTTCCTTACGCAGTTTCATACGACGGCTCCGGTATCACGATGCCCATATCAAGGCACTTTGTTTCAAGAAACAGCAAGTAATCGCTGAACTCTTGTTTGTCGAGCGCAGAGGAACGCTTGAGCGGTCGCAAACGCTTACGCCCAAACCCTTCCAGCGTCTCCCATCCAAAACACTCGCCCAGAAAGTAATCGTGCAGGTCATCGCGTGTCCATCCGCGCAACGCCTCGCCACCGCCGTCGATGATGGCGGGATACACCACGCCCCACAGGAACTTGTTTTGTTGGTTGGTGCGCGGCTTTTTCCACTCCGTAACCTCGACCGCCCATGTTTTGAGCGGGTCAAGGTTGGACACCATCCGCGCCACGACAGATGCCATAGCGTCCGGTCTGGTGCCTCGGGGGAATATGCGTTTCATCGCTCGGATGCCCTCACCCGTCCAGCCCATTGCTTCCATTCGTAGGCGTATTCAACATTCTGGTATTCATCGAACCATGGGCCACCCTCGGTGAAATGCACGCAGGTCGGGTCAGGAACCTGCGCCCGTGTGTGCCAGCCCTCCAAGTAATTAAAGGTCGGCGGCAACGCACCAATGTGCCGGTCGTTTACCCACATAAATCTGTGCAGATACATCCCGGTTTCGCTGTTCACGATTTCGGGTGTCAGCCCACCCATTGACGGATGGCTGCAATTGAACCACATAAACGACGACCAGTTTTTGCGCGGGTATTGGCGTTGTACCTGCCCGTCCATCTTTGTCAGAGATGTGGGCTTGTAGTCGTGCTGCACACACCACACGGCAACATCAGGATTGTTGAAGTCGAGCAACGGTTTCAGGCTGTGCCGTACCAGAAAGTCACAGTCCATGAACAAGGCATTGCCCCTAAAGTTGCAGAGCGCAGGCACAAGGAACCGGCTAAAACTAAACTCCGTGGATGAGAACGGGTCTGGTTCGCGCCAGTACATCCCCATTTCACGGAGGTCATCCAGTCGAAGCGCGACAACCTCTGCCTCCATGTGTTCCAGAATGGACGCACGAGCCACCTCGTATGCGATGTCCTCGCGGCTATCGTATCCGATGAAGATTTTCAAAACGGCAAATCCTCATCGTCGTTAAACTTCTCGGGGTTTTGCTCTGCCATCGTTTTAGGACGCGCAGCCTGCTTCGGCTCGAACTTGAGCGACATAAAAGCATCGCCGGTCTTACTGCTGCGCTTAATCCACGCGCTGATGTTGAGGTCGATATTGTCGATGACGGCAGAGCCACGGTAGTTAGGCGCTTTTTCGTTTCCTTTTTGGTCGTTCTTGAACAAAACGCCACGGTTGTTGTTGTCGTACTGTTTAACCACGGTTCTTCTCCTTTGCGATGGTGATGTATTTCTTGATTGCTCCCCGCTCCTTCGCGGTCAACTGGTCAGCGGCGGCAACATACAAGTCGTGGTTGCTGCTAATCCGCTCGTGGATTCCAAGGACGGCATTGGCAATGTCGCTTTCGTCAGCGTCAAGATTGAACGCAGCACGGAACTCGGTTACAAGCGCATCCCGCGTTTTTGCGTCCACGCTTTGCCCAAGGTCACCCCGAGGGTTGTTCACAAAGCCTCGCGCCTGTGCTGCCTCTGCATCGTCATCAATCTGCGCCAGCCCGACGATGGCAGCGAGGGCATAGCGTCGAGCGTAGGTGATGCCCGACCCCTGCGCCTGTGGGCCGTTGTCCTTTGTGACAACCGGGAGCGTGCCGCGCATCCATTCGCCGCTGCTGTGCGCGAGGGTAGTAACAAGCACGGTTCCGCCCTCAGTCACCTCGGTCGTCTGAATAACGGCGAGGTTGTTGGCGGCTAACTGCTTGCGGCAGGCATCCCAGCATGATGCAAGGTCAGCGTACTTACTCTTGAAAAACGGATTGCTGCTGTCCTTAAGCGCACCCGTAATGTCGGCCTGCGCTTTGGAAAGGGCTGCGGCAAGAGCCGCGATGGATTCACTTTGCATTTTGTTCTTCCTCAAATTGCTGTTGTTCAAGGTCTTGCTGATGCCACCAACTGTCATCGTCGTCCCACGGGGCATCTGACTGGTCAAAGTCGTCCATTAGAAAGTCCTCACGGCAAGCCACACTAGAGCGGCAAACATGGCAAACGAGAACAGGTACAGGCTGATGGTTTTCATTCGGTCACCTTGATGAGCAGGTGTGCCAGCGATTGTTCGATGGTGGCGTATTCCTCGGCGCACAACGCCAGCCGCCAGAACATATATTCGCCATCCGTGTCGTCGGCAATTTCCTGCACCAGCACACAGTCGGCAGGGCTGCGGGTCTGAACCATCCGCGCCCATGCGGCACGAAGGGTCTTGTCGGTGATGCGGCTCTCAAGAGCGGCGAGTTCTTCCCAAATGTTCACAGGTTGTCCTCCCACGAGCGGCGGCGGTCGAGCCGGTCTTCGGCGGCCCAATCAGCATCGCGCTCGGCTTTCTCGCGCTCGGCAAACTCCGAGAGTTTGTCGGTGTGAACAAAGATGGGGGCCGGGAGGGTCAGCCAAGTGCCGTCCGGCAGTTTGATGGAGGTGATGGCGGCTGAATCCATTGTGCCGTCGTTGCAGAACTCGAAGTCGAGTTCGCAATGCAACCCCTCGACCAGTTCGTATTCGCGTGTCATGTCAGTCATGTCTGTTGCTCCTATCTGTGGATTGACTCGACAGGGATAGGTTAACACAGGTTACGGGTATGTCAACACCCCCCTTGAAATATTTTTCACGCCCGTTAACTTACCGCCCATGGACATCCAAGCCGCCCTCGCAGTCGCAGGCTCTAAAGCCGCCCTCGCCCGCAAATTGGGAGTCAGCCGCCCTGCCGTCAGCAGGTGGGTCAAGGCAGGGAAACTGCCTGCTATGCGGGTCTGGCAATGGAAGGCGCTAGAAGCCGTCACCCCGCCGATTGCAGCCGATTCTACGCCTACCCCCGGCTGACCCCTACCCCTGCTGTAAAGCCGCTATAAGCGATTCTGCAACCCCCAGAAACGACAAACCCCCGCACATGGCGGGGGCTTGACGGGGCGGGGGGAATGCCCTTACGCTTCAGATGCGAAATGAGCGTGGGATGGACAGTACCGGACAACCCCGGACTAGTCAAGCCTACGCTGGACGCTCGGTGTAGGGAAAACTCCCATAGGCTCGTAGGGGAAGAACGCGGAGCCGCACTTAAATCCGTACAGAGGCCGCCGATTTACGGACACGCAGCGCAGAGTCGGGAAGCGTGTAGGCGAACGGGGAAACCCGTCAAAAGTTGCCGACAACGGATGGCTCCGTCAGTCATCTCCCGTGCGAGTGAACTAGGCCGAATTGCGCCTATTCACCGCACGGATTCACCATCAGTCATCGTGCTTTCAGAGACTCTTTCAAACCTCCTTGACCATCGAAAATCCTTGAATCCAAGAAGCCTGAACTAAAGTTGTTGCATTAACCTCCGTAAACAGTTACGCTTGTCTTGTCTAACCACAGAGAGGTTTAACCACAAATGCTGTCAAATGCTCAACAAGCGTTAAATTTTTTTGAACAAAAAAATGAAGATAGCGAATATGTGGTGAGAAAAATTGAAAATTCTAACACGAAGGAATTAATCCTAAATTTTCATTACGCTCGCCGTATGCCTTCAATTTCATTTGCATATGGATTGTTTTTGAATGGCGAATTAGAAGGAGTTGTTACTTTTGGACAACCTGCATCACCAAGAGTTTGCGATGGTATTGCAGGAAAAGAAAACGCTCGTTTGGTTTTGGAATTGAACAGATTGGTTTTGCGAAACAATCGTAAAAACGAAGCAAGTAGATTAGTTGGGCAAGCATTAAGAATGTTGCCTAAACCAAAAATTATTATTTCTTATGCAGATACGGCCCAAAAACATTTGGGAGTTGTATATCAAGCAACAAATTTCGACTATTACGGTTTGTCTGAAATTCGTACAGACAGGGTTTTTATAGATGGCACAAAACAAAAACATGGACGCCATGTGATTAGCACAGACATTGAAAATTTACACGAAAGAACAAAATTAGTTGAGCGCCCAAGAAAACATAGGTATGTAAAAATAATTGCAAACAAAACAATTCAAAAACGATTAATGCAACAAATTAAATACGAAAAAAAGCGATACCCTAAAAATTGAAACCACAGAGAGGTTTTTATGCACGAACTAGACGAAGCCGCATGGGAGCGATGGGTTGCCTACCGCAAGGCCATTCGCAAGCCCATAAAGGAAGTCAGCGAACACGCGATGAAACTTAAACTGTCGCGCTTTGGTGCTGACCAAGATGCCGTGGTCGAGCAGTCCATTGCTAACCAGTATCAGGGGTTGTTCGAGTTGAAGAAGGCCGCGCCCCGTCCGGGCGAGAAGGTCGAAAAGACCGACAAGCAACGCGCCGCAGATGTCGCCCGTCACGCTGAACAGGACGACTGGAACGCGAGACAATGGGGCAAGTTGGAACCGACCCCGCTGAACCGTCTCAAGTTGTGTGAGGCATATCTTGCTCGATTAACCATCAGCCCTGATGCGGATGCGATGGAGCGTCTGAAAGACTCAACCGCCGCCGCGTTGCGGTCAGCGGATGCAGTAGAGGTGCTGGGTCACCCGCACCTGATGTCGATGGTTCGCCAACTGTTTGGTGAACGCGGTCTGAACAAACTCAAAAAGCGAGAGGTGCAATCGTGAAGTTAACAACGAACGATATGTGGGATGCGTTGAAGGCGTACCAAGTACAGGCAAACGCCGACGGTCACGGCAGGTCGTGGCAAATAGCGTGCCAGACAAAAACCGTAGCCGACATGGACGCTGCAATCGAGGATTCGAGTGAACGGATGCAGGAAGCCGACCCCGATTACGAACGGATGCAGGAAACCGACACCGATTACGAGTTGTTTGGTGGTCGCCCGAACGACGATTACGAGCGGATATACACCGCAGGCGAGGCGATGATTAACGCGGTATATGTGATGCAATCGGATGTTTCGCAGCAGGAAAACATCACGATGGCGATTCGACTTATCGAAAAGGCGCAGGAGATAGGAACATGAGCATCAACGACGGCGGCCCAGCGTTTCCGAGCACGATTCAGTATTTCCCCGACGACAAAAACGCGAACGAAGAGCAAGGCATGACCCTGCGCGACTGGTTCGCTACTCACGCGACGGACGCTGACATCGCAGCAATTCAGACCCCGCCGCACGGCGCACAGAACATCACGCGGTACGAGGCGCGGTATATCCACGCCGACCAGATGCTCAAGGCGCGGGAGGTGAAGCCGTGACACGCGAGGACATTATCCGATGGTCGCGGGAGGTCGAAGATTACGCCGACACTATCTACGAAAAAGGCGAATATCACCCCGGATGGTTGGAAGTTCGTGACCAACGCTTCGCCGCCCTCGTCGCAGCAGCCGAGCGGGAGGCGTGTGCGAAGATTGCCGACAGCCAGATAAACAACACCGCCATCTTGTTGGTCAACCCCGGCAAATCTGCCGCAGCATGGGACATCGCTAACGCCATCCGTGCGAGGGGGAGCAAATGACACGCGACTACAACATCAAGTGTGCCGTCAAGGACTGCGAAAATCACAGCAACGAAGGTCAGTTTGTTGGACTGTTGTGTTTACCCTGTCATAGATTTATAGCGGGAGACGGTGGACTTTACTCACAAGCGTTTCGCAACAGTAGTGACATGATTAAACAAGCGGTCGAGGCCGAGCGGGAGGCGTGTGCGAAGGTATGCGAACAGCCTAGCGATGAAATCCAGATAACGGACGACATAAGTCAGCGTATTTACAAGGATGCGTTTGATTGCGCTGAAGCCATCCGTGCGAGGGGGAGCAAATGACCCGCACCTGTAAGCAATGCGGTCAGAAGTTCTTCGGCGCGTCGAGCATTCTCCAGCATCGCAGCGGTGCTTGCGGTGGCGAGGAATTACTGAAGTCTCGCGGCTGGGTTAAGACCAAGGCAGGATGGGTATCACCACAACGCGCAGCGCACGACAAACGCCGTGGAGTTTGAGCGGCTGATGAAGAACCGGGATGCGCCGCATATTGATTACGGCGCATTCCTCGGGTTGCTGCCGAACAACCCTAAAGCCTGCCCGTGCAATATTGACGGCATCATCGAGCGAAAGGGAAAGTTCCTTGTACTCGAATGGAAGCGTCAGGGTGAGGGGATGTCCGAAGGGCTGCGCCGCACCTTGCAGGCACTTGCAGGGACTACGGGTTTTCAAGTTTGGGTGGTGCGCGGCGATACGGACAACGGGCTACGCATCGGACGGTTTTACTCGGTGCCACCTTTCGGCAAACCAAAGTTGTTAGGCGAAGGCGTGGATGAGTTCATTGCGGTGTACCGGCTGTGGTACGAGTACGCCGACGGGTCTTTCTGATGCGCTACGCCGCACGCCGGGATGCCAACGATGCCGCCATTACCGCAGCCGTAAGAGCGGCAGGGTTTACGGTGTACGACCTCGGGCTGGCAGGGCAGGGCGTACCCGATAAACTGGTCACCGCCCCCGGCTTTGCTGCCTTCCTCGAAATCAAGACCCCAACGGGCAAACTGCGGAAAGGGCAGGAACGCTTCCAGATGGCGTTTGAGCCGCTTGGGATGTGGTACCTAGCCCGAGACCCTGCCGAAACGGTTGCGTGGCTTCAGGCGCGACTGACGACGACCCAGAAGCCTTGACCCATGAGTTGATGGTGCTGGAGGTGGTGAATGTGGAAGCGTTCGCAAAGCCGGGGAAGCCACCACCGCGCAGGCTCTTGGATAAGATGGGCGTTCCTGCCGTCGCTTAACACCTTGACCGCCGCCCCCGTGTGGACGCTGAAGAAACCCAACCGGGGCATGATACGGGCAAGGTCATCCAGCACAGCGTCGAGCCGGTCAGGTTCGATGTGTTCCAGCACATCAATGCAGCAGACCATATCAGCCTCTACGGGAGGCCCGTACTCTGGGAAGGCTGGGTCATAGGGTCGGTAGTCAATCGAGATACCCGCAGGCTCAAGGGCGCGTTGCAGGTTCTTCTTGCCAGCACCGTAGTCGGACAACGACTTGATGCCGTTATCCACGATTAACTTTGCAACGATGGGCGCAAAGGCGATGGAAGCCACGCCATAGGCGGGATTGGTGTGCAGTTCGACCTGCTGGGCGCGGTAGGCTTCGGAGATGGTAGTCATGCTTGCATCCTTCCCTGTAGGGGTCTAGCATCATCGTACCATAGGGGAGAGTTATGGCTGCTCACGAAAAAAACGCGGCTTTGTTTGTCGGAACCATGTTCCACAGCGCGACCATTACGCACCTTCAGCACCTTGCTACGAAGTCCTTCGCGCAGCACATGGCGCTTGGGGAATACTACGAAGCCATCCCCGACCTTGTGGACAAGTACGCCGAGGCGTATCAGGGACGCTACGGCATCATCACGGGCTACGATGTCGAGTTCCACAAGAACAGCAACCCGAAGGCGTATGTGAAGTCGCTGCTGACCTTCCTCGACGAAATCAAAGGCTCACTCCCGAAGGACAGCGACCTTGTTAACCTGTTCGATGCGGTTGTGGATGCTGTGACGAGCCTCAAGTACAAACTCGAAAACCTCGAATAATGGCGAAGAAAGCGGAACCGTCACGGGTTGCTGCCGCGCTGCAATACCTCCAGCAGATGCGCGACCGTGCCGCTGACTTCGGTGGCGGGGTAGTCGATACCCTCGCAGACCGCGCACGGGATGTCGGTGGACTTGCATACGAGGCCTTTACGAGCGACCCCAACATCGGGCGCATGACGACGGCAGAGTACGCCCAAGCCGCCGACCGCTCGACCCCTCGCCTAGACCAAGCCGCCCAAGACCTCGGTACCATCGGCAAGGCAATCGTTACGCAGCCGGTTCAGACGGGCAAGGCTCTCGTGCAGGGCGAGGTTGAACGCGCACGACAGGCGATGACCAGTCCCCGCGCTGCCGGTGAATACGCAGGGTCGATGGTTGACCCTATGCGGTTGGCTGCTGCGCTACGCAAAACCGCCCCCATCGCTGAACTTGATGTCTACCACGGCACCCCGCATCGCTTTGAGCCGACCGAAGCCAACCCGTTAGGCGAGTTTGACGCAAGCAAGATTGGCACGGGTGAGGGAGCGCAGGCGTATGGGCATGGGATTTATTACGCTGAAAACATGGATGTGGCAAAAGGTTATCAACCGCGAGACACTAAAACCGAAGAAAAATTGATGAGGCTATACAAGCAAGCCGAGGCGCGACAAGACTATGATTCTATGAATGTCTTGGAGTCGGCAATGCTGCATAAAACCGCAGGCGAATTGCAGGAAATGTACCCGCAGCACGGTAAATTGATTAATCAGATTGGCAAAATCACGGCGCAATCAAAATCGTCCCTCTACAAAGCCGACCTCCCCGACGAGATGATAGACCGTATGCTCGATTGGGATAAGCCGTTAAGTGAGCAGCCGGAAAGTGTCCAGACAATTTTGAAAAATTTAGCCAAAAAAGACGCAGAAAAATACGGGGAAGGCGGTGGTCTTGATTACTACATGGGCGACCCAGATAGTTACGATGGTGAGAGCGTTTACCGTTATCTTGCTGAACAGCAAGACAGTCAAGTTAACACATCTGAATACTTTAAAAATCTAGGCATCCCCGGCATCAAGTATTTAGACGCAGGCAGTCGCGGCGGTGACTCTGCAACCGGAACGCGTAACTTTGTCGTGTTCCCCGGTGAGGAAAAGAAGGTCAAGATACTTAAGCGGGATTAACAGGTTGATGCGGCACGGTAAACAGCAGTAAACTGTCCGCATGGCAGATTGTGAAGAAGTGCAATGGCTAAAGGCGTAAAGACAGGCGGGGGCAGTCGAGCAGGCATCCCCAACAAGGCCACAGCCGCCGCAAGGGAGGCCATTTCTCGTTTCGTAGATGGCAACGCAGACCGCTTGCAGGGCTGGCTCGACGAGATACACCAAGAGAAGGGCGCAGAGGCGGCGTTTAAGTGCTTCAGCGATTTGCTTGAATACCATGTGCCTAAACTCGCACGCCACGAACACAGCGGCCCAGACGGCAGCAAGATTGAGATTGAGGCGACTTGGGGCAAACCCGAGTGAAGCAGCGGGTAGAACTCCCGTATCGCCCTAGACGGGCCTTCATGCCGTTCCACGACCGCACAAAGCGGTGGGCCTGCCTCGTCGCGCATCGGCGTGCTGGCAAGACTGTCGCAGCGGTTAACGACATCATCCGCGCAGCCTTCATGTACAAGGGGCCAAACGGCCTCTTCGGGTATGTCGCTCCATATCAGAACCAAGCACGCCGCATTGCGTGGGACTACTTCAAGCACTACGCCCAGCCGCTCATCAGCGACACCAACGAGCAGATGATGACCATCACGCTCGTTAACAACACGAAGGTCAGCCTATTCGGCGCAGACAACGCAGACGCAATGCGCGGCCTCGGGTTCAGCGGCGTGTACATGGACGAGTACGGCGACTTTAAGCCAAGCGTGTTTGGCAATGTCATCCGGCCTGCGCTCTCCGACAAACAAGGCTGGGCTGTGTTCGCCGGTACGCCGAAGGGCAAGAACCAATTTTGGGACATCTACGAAACGGCACGGCGCATCCCAGATGAGTGGTTTGTCCTGCGCCTGCCTGCCAGCGATTCGGGCTTGCTGCCCCAGAGTGAACTCAACGCGGCAAAGGCGCAGTTGTCCGAAGACCAGTACCTCCAAGAGTACGAGTGCAGTTTCGAGGCGGCTATCCTCGGCGCGTTCTTCGGCACAGAGATGCGACAGGCAGAGTCGCGTATTAACGAGCGTGTAGTCTTTGAGCCGGGGTATCCGGTACACACCGCATGGGACTTGGGCTACCGCGACGACACGGCTATCTGGTGGTATCAGGTGGTGGGCGGCGAGGTGCGCGTTATCGACTTCTACGCAGTCTCGGGTGCAGACATCCGCGCCATCGCGGAGGTAGTCGTTAACAAAGGTTACACCTACGGCAAGCATTACCTGCCGCATGACGCACGCGCCAAGAGCCTACAGACGGGGCGCAGCATCGTAGAGCAGTTGGCTGACCACCTCGGCATCAACCATTTGTCCGTGGTGCCAAACATCGGCTTGCAGGATGGAATCCAAGCAATTCGCCAGATGTTGCCCCGAACTTGGTTCAATTCCGTAAAATGTGGCGACGGAATAGAGGCTTTACGCCAGTATCAACGAGAGTATGATGAGGACAAGAAAGCGTTCAGGGCATCACCCCGACACGATTGGACATCACACCCTGCCGACGCTTTCCGTATGTTAGCCGTTGCGTGGAGGGCTGAACCGTCCGCGCAGAGGCCGTTAGAGAGCAAGACCTTGATTGTTGGGCCACAGAATGAGGTCACGCTAAACGATATGTGGCAGGTTCACGAGCGTAGCGTCTCAAGGAGGGCGCGAATATGAGTGGCGTAAATCTTCCGTATCAATACCCCTACGAGACGGTCGCCGTTTCGCAGACCGCGCAGGTGCTTGGCACCAACGGCGCAGCAAACGATTACCTGCATCGCATCGTGGTGACGGTATCAACGGCGCTGACTTCAACCGTCAGCATCATCGACGGCAGCACAACCATCCTTTCCATCCCAGCGAGTACGGCTGTTGGCGTGTATGTCGTGGAACTTGGCCTCAACGCGGCTACCGGCCCGTGGAAGGTCACGACGGGTGCAGGCGCTGCCGTGCTGGCAGTTGGCTTGTTCAGCAAATGAACCGTAAGCCCGGACTCTACGCCAACATCCTAGCGAAGCAGGAGCGCATCAAGGCAGGCTCCGGCGAAAGGATGCGTAAGCCCGGAGAGGCTGGTGCGCCGACCGCAAAGGCGTTCCGCGAGTCTGCGAAGACGGCTAAACCAGAGAAAAAGGGTTACTGATGAGCGCAGCGTGGCAGCGTAAGGAAGGCAAGAACCCGAAGGGTGGCCTCAACGCCGCTGGTCGCGCATCGTACAAGCGTGAGACGGGCGGCACCCTTAAGCCCCCGGTGAAGGGCGGCGATAACCCACGCCGCGCTAGTTTCCTCGCACGCATGGGCAACATGGCTGGGCCGATGGAGAAGAACGGCAAGCCGACCCGCCTCGCCCTCGCGCTGCGTGCTTGGGGTGCGTCGAGCAAGGAAGATGCGAAAGCAAAGGCTAGAGCCATCTCTGCGCGAAACAAGAAGGACTGACAGATGGACGAGCGCGTTAGCCAAGAACTTGAAAAGTACCTGCGGGTCATCGGCACCTACGAGAATGAGTTTGCCAAGTGGCAGGCGCGGGTAAAGAAACTCGTCAAGCGTTACCGCGACGACACCAGAGGCTCGGGCGGCAACGAAACCGCCAAGTTCAACATCCTTTGGAGCAATGTCCAGACGCTCATCCCTGCCGTCTACGCCAAACTGCCGAAGGCTGATGTAAGCAGACGCTTTGGCGATAACGACCCCGTTGGGCGTGTCGCTGCACAATTGGTCGAACGCGCCATCGACTTTGAGATTGAGCATTACCCCGATTTCCGCTCGACCATGAAATACGATGTCGAGGACAGGTTCCTCGGCGGTCGAGGCACGGCATGGGTGCGGTACGAGCCTCATGTTGCCC